GGCCTCTCAGGCGCGCTTGCGTTCCTCAAGCCCTCTGGCGCACTCACCGTCATCGACATCCCGACGCTGCAACTCAAGAAGCGCGTGATTGACGAATATGCGCTGGCGCGGATCGTTGACGAGTGGGCGGTGGAGGTGCGCGAGGTTTGGCTTGAACAGGTCGCTACACGGCCAGGAGAGGGCGCGGTCGGCGCGTTCACATTCGGGCGCGGCTATGGCCTGTTGCGCGGCATCTGCGCCGCCAACTTCCTGACGATCCACGACGTAACACCCCAGGTGTGGAAGCGCGCGCTTAACGTGCCGGCGGAGAAGGATGGCGCACGCGCCGCCGCGTCTCGCTACTTCCCGAGATACGCAGGCGAGTGGGCGCGCGTGAAGGATGACGGGCGAGCCGAAGCTGCGCTGATCGCGCTTTACGGTTCAAGACAGATGCAAGCGAGGGCGGCATGACGAACGCATTTGAGACACACAACATCGGCCACCTTTCGCCGTCGTCCATCAACCTCTGGCTTAACGCGCCGTCGTTGTGGGTGATGGAAAAGCTCCTGGGCCACCGTGGGGGTGTGGGCGCCGCCGCTCACCGTGGCACGGCGACAGAGGCGGGCGTCAGCGCGGGGCTATTTGACCACGACCTGACGCTTGACGCCTGCGTCGCCGTCGCCTTGCCCGTCTATGACCGCCTTACGGCGCTTTCGGGCGACCCTAAGCGCGACACCGAGCGCGGCGTCATCCCCGGCATGGTCAAGCAAGGACTCGCCCTACGCACGCACGGCGTGCCGATCCGGCCCAACCGGGGCGACCAGCACAAGGTCGAGACGTCGCTTGACGGCGTCGGCGTGCCGGTGATCGGCTATCTCGACTGGATGTTTGTCGATGAGATTCTAGACCTGAAAACGACCCTCCGCGTTCCGTCCGCCATGAGCGAAACGCACCTGCGCCAGGCGTCCGTCTACAAGCGGGCGCACATGGATAAGCGCGTTCGGTTTGTCTACGTCAGCGACAAGAAGTCAGAGACGCACACGCTCACGCGCGAGCAATACGACGCCGCCATTGTTCAGCTTACGGGCGCGGCTTTGCGGCTACAGAAATTTCTTGCCATCTCGGCTGACCCGCGCGAACTTGCCGCCATTGTTCCGCACTCGTCGGACAGCTTTTACTTCAACGACCCGGCGACGCGCGCCAAGTCGGTTGAAGTGTTCGGTTACTGAAAGGCGACCAATGGCGACGTTTACCGTCAAGAAGTATCAGCACAAGTCACGCGGGCAACAGTTGCTAGGATTCACAATCCATAGCGGTGAACATGAGGTCTGGCGCGGCGATGGCTTCCTTGAGTTTGACTACCGCACGGCCTCCATTCAGGTCGCTTTGCGTGAGCTGAACGGCCAACCTCCGATCATAAAGGGCGAGAATATTCTTGACCGGACGGCCATGATCCTGGCCGATTGGTCCCGCCGCCGGTTCCCAGAACAAGCGGCCTAAGAGATGGGCGGTCCCGACCCTTTCGGGTATGTGTAAACTGAGGAAAATGTAAAATGGCACTAGGATTGCAGACCGAAGCCGGCGGTGGTGAAAACTTCCTTCCGGTGGTCAAGTACGACGCGCGCGCCGGGCGGGTGTTTCGGATCGACCGGCATCAGGACAGCGCGGGCAACTGGTCATCCGACGATGTGGACATCACGTCCACGTTCCAGGGCGCTTTCGACCTCGGCGCCATTGAGGTCGGCTGGGTCTATTTCGTCGCGGGCCAGGGTCCGTCCTGGGCGGTTGTCCCGCTGGGTCAGCCTCTCCCGGCCCGTCCGTCCGAGAACCACAAGCAGTGCTTTCGCCTCAAGGTGAAGCTCGGCAAGGCTTGCGGCGGTGACGTGCGTGAGTTCGCATCGCAGGCCAAGTCGGTGATCGGCGCGGTGGACAAGCTGCACGACGCCTATACGGCTGGCCTTAAGGACAACCCCGGCAAGGTACCTGTCGTCGCCATGACAGGCACGACGGCGATCAAATCGACGGGCAAGGGGCAGACCTCGACCAACTACGCCCCGGTCTTCGAGATCAAGTCGTGGGTGGATCGCCCCGCCGACTTCGACGCTGCGCCCGCCCCTGCGGCGCCAGTATTTGCGCCGGTCGAGGCCGACGACACCGAGTTTTAAGAGACCCTCCCCCGAGGCATCTAGGCGGGGCGTGAAAGCGTCCCGCCACTTTTTCAAGGGTCAAACGTGGTCAACGTGTCACCGATCCTAAGCCCCGACAAATCCGACATGACGGCCCACCTGGGGCTTCTGTTTGGTCGCGCCATCACCGGCAAAGTCGAGATAACGGGCATCCACGTCGATAAGGAAACCAAGGGCCGGACGCGCACGCGCTTCTTTGCCACTGATGATCTTGAAGCGGCGGCGGACTACGCATCCGGCCTGAACGCTCAACACGGTTGGAATGTCTACGTCGGCGCGGCGCTCCGCAAAGACGACGTGTTCCCCGACACCGCCGCTGACGATACCGATTTTTTGCGCGCCTACGCCCTTTGGGCCGACGCTGACACCGAAGCCCAGCTACAGAGCGCAAGGGCCGCCTACGCGGGCTGTGACCCCGCTATCGTGGTGGTTACAGGTCGGACGCCAGAGCGCCGCGCGCAGATGTGGTGGCCGCTCGAAACCCCCATAGACGACGCCGACACCTTGCGCGCTGCAACGCGCGGCATCGCCACGGCGTTAGGGACGGATCGCGTCGTCTGCACCGCAAAGCAGTTGATGCGGCTCGCCGGATCAATCGCCTGGCCGAAACAGAACAAGCCGGGCCGCGTGCTGGAGCGCACCGAACTGGTGCGCATTGAACGCGCGCCGCGCGAGTTTGCGATTGAACAGATCGAACGCGCCTTCCCGCCCGTGACTGTGGCGCAATCAAAGGCAGACGCGCCGCCTGAAATCACTGTCGCCCCGGCTGGCGCGCTCGGCCTTGAGGAAAAGGTCATGGACGGGCGCGAGGGCTACGCCTTCCGCCTCGTGCGCGCCACGCTGCGCCAGTACGTCGGAGAGACGGGATCGGCGCCCACGGCGGACGAACTCTACAAGGAAGTCGGGCCGACCTACTTTCGGCGCGTTGACCAGAACCGACCAGGGCGCGGGCCGACGTTCCTGTTGGCGAAGTGTCAGGAAGCCGTGCGCGCCTTTCACGCCGGCCAAATCCCCGGCATGGCGACGCTTGATGAAGCCGTCACGACCTGGGCCGAGAGGACGCATGACGACGGCCCTTTGGACGAACCGGCGGATAGTTACCCACCGCCGGAAGGTCCGTTTCGCGCCTCCGACCTGACAGGCGAACCACCTGAGCGCGTCTGGGTGGTGGATGACTGGATTGTCGCCGGGGCGGTCAATTCGCTCTACGGCGACGGTGGCCTAGGCAAGACGCTCCTGGCGCAACAGCTTGCGTGTTCCGTCGCCACCGGCGTTTCGTGGCTAGGTATCCCGGTCAAGCAAGGCTCGGTCCTCGCTATCTTGTGTGAGGACGAAAAGGACGAGCTTCACCGGCGCCACAACGCCATCAAGGCGGCGATGGGTCACACCATCGGCAACCCGTTTGACGACGTCTGGCTATGGCCCAGGGTCGGTGACGACAACGCCCTGATCCGCTGGGACAAGGATTCAAAGCCTATCGTCGGCGCGTTCTGGGAGCGGATCGAACAACAGATCGAAGCGGTCCAACCGTCGCTCCTGATCCTCGACACGCTGGCCGACTTCTACGCCGGATCGGAGATCGACCGGCCCCAGGTCAACTATTTCGTGAAGACGCTGCTAGGCGGCCTTATCAAGCGCCAGGCGGCCAAGGGACATTCCCTGACCATACTCCTGCTAGGTCACCCCTCTGTGGCCGGGAAGGCGTCAGGGAGCGGCTACAGCGGCTCGACGGCGTGGAACAACGCCGTGCGCTCGCGCATCTATCTGACGCGCCCTGAAGAGGGCTCAACCGACGACCGGATGCTGACGCGCGGCAAGGCGAACTACGCCAAGTCAGGCGACGAAACGGCCATCCGGTTGTTCTTTGACCAGGGGGTGCTGCACCCCTGCGATGACGCCGAGGACGGGGATGGCGTGCTGTTCGCCGCACGCGAGGAAGCGTGCGCGCTGGTGGACAAGGCGTGGGCGTCAGGGCGTCCCTACGCAGGCCGCAAGGAACACCCCCGATATATCTTCAAGGCCCTGCCGGCGGACATGATGAAGGCCGGTTTCAGCCCCTCTGTATCGCGCCAGGCCCTGCGTGAATTGATCACGGATGACGCGGTTATCAGCCTCGCCAAAGGCCGCGACAAGCGCGGCTACCGCACCTCAAGGTCGGGCGAATGACCGTGAACAAGACGCTAACTCATGTGGGCGGTGATGTGGGCGGTGATTTTACCGCCACACGTCATGTCTTTGAAATGCTTACGAAAAATGTGGGCGTACGCCACACCGCCACAATGTGGGCGTACGCCCACAAATTAACGAACAAAGACAAACGCTTAGGGGTCGCGCGTACGCGCGCGCGCGTTTTAAGGGTTTTGCGGCGCTGCCGCCGCTACGCGGCATCGCCACCTAAGTCAGCGGAGAACCATAGCCATGCCATCACCATCTGACGCCGGAACCCTTCAGGCCATTTTCGAAGGCGTCGAAAACGCCCGATCCGAAGCGGAGACGGAATGGGGGTTTGAACGCCTCCCGATGCTGGTATCCGACGACCTGCGGGCCAAGCTCTATCGGCAGAAGGTCAAGTGGTCGGAAGCCTATCAGGCGGCCTGGGCGGCGGACACGTTGACGCGCGCCATGCTGGATGATGTCGAGAAGCAGGCGGGCGCCATGAAGCGGGCGTGGGCCGCGCTATCGCAGGCCGCCACCGACGCCGGCCACAGACCCGTGAAGCCGTGGGTGTGGGAGATACCGCTCGCCAATGGGACCGTCGCCGCCCTGGTCCGAACTGACGCCGAGGTCGCGGACGTTGAGGCGTCCGGTCGGTTCGTTTCGGTCTATACGGCCCGCGAGATTGGCAATATCATCGACGCCCTGCCCCCGACGCTGGTCGAAGCAAAGCGCGTGTTTCCCGGTTCCAAGTTTCAAGGCTCGTTCAGCCGCGCCTGGGTGAAGGACGGCGACGAGATTCCATTTTGACAAGGAGCAAGCAGGATGGCTCGAACCGCCAAGAGTCGCGCCTTCGCCTCTGTCGCAAAGGCACACCACGCCCGCACCCGCGCAAACCTTGTCCGCCAAGCCGAACGAGAGCGCGCCAAGGCCGAGGCTCTGGAGGTGTCAGCCGGAGTTGACGAAACCGTCGCGCTTGCCGAAGGACGCGGGGAGGCGTTCGAGCGTCCGAAGCAGCGACCGGGCGAGCGACAGAAGCCCGTGCGGCGATTGAACGGCCTGGCCTACCTCGTCAGCCGCAAGGTGCTGTCCACCGAGCTTGCCCAGATCGGCGAGGCATGGGGAGACCTCTACCGCCAAGCCTACGGAGACCCGCCGCTCCGATCCTGCATCAACGACAGCATCGGCGGAGGCGGTGACCCTACAGGATCGGCTCTGGTCGCCGCACAAGCCCGCGTGGTGGCGCAACGCAGGCTCCGGGCTATGTCGGGCCACATCGAAGCCGTGCCGGCCCTGTATGGCGCGCTGACGGCCATCTGTGGCGTCGGCCTGACGTGTCGCCAGTACGGACTGACGGACAAGGGCGCGCTAGTCGTGCAGACAAACCTGATCGCCGCGCTGGAGTTGATGCGGGCGGGTGTGAGGCGTGCGGCCTGAGTGCGGAAAAAACGCGCCCTCCGTACCGATGCCGCTTGACGTATGCGGATTGAGCCAGCATATAGAGAGGGCAAGGGGATGCTCCCCACCGAAAGGACAGACAGATGACCGTCAAAACGCTCCGCACCGTTTCGCAGTTCTGGGACTGGCTCGACCGCAACGATGACGCCCGGTTCTGGGAACTCTACAACGCCAACCAAGAGGCGGCCTCTCCCGAACTTTCTGCTGAGATGGAGCGCCACGCCGCTTGGCTTATCGGCTCGACCGACGCCGCCGCCCACCGCGCGGAGGTCAACTTTGGGTGCTAAAGTGGACCGCAACGACATAACGGCCAACGTGATGCGCGCGGCCCTGATACTCGCGGCTCGCGAAAAGCCACTCACCCGCTGGCGTGACCTCAAGCAGTCGGAGCGCACCGAATACGTTAAGCAGGGCCGCCGCATTTTGGAAAGCATCGCAAAGCACCAGCCCGAGTGTTGGCACGACGAGGCATAAGCCCCCCACCATACCCCCCCAAAGCCTCCGGCGCCCAGCGTTCGGAGGCTGAAGGCGTAGGGGAACCTCCCCGCTGGAGACAGACAGATGACCCACTACGTTGTTGACTACGCCGCCAAGGACGCGCCCGACCAGCCCATCGTGTCCGATCCGATGCGCCTCGATGACGCCAAGGCGATGGCCCGCAAGATCAGCCGCCAGCACGGTTCGGCCTATGTGATCCGGTGCGTTGTCGCTGCCGACACGGCGCGCGTCACGCAGGCTGGACAGGCCGTCTACTATGACGGCGGCTTCTCCCACACGGATGGCGATTTCTAGATGACCCCCCTCCAACTCTACAACGCCCGCCACACCCTAGGCCACATGTGGGGCAAGGGCCGCCCCCTCATGGCCTCAGAGCTAGGCCGCGCCCTACGCCTAGGCGGCAAGCGCCCCGGCGATTCAATCCGTGACTACGAGCGCGGCAAGACCCCGATCAGCGGACCTATCACCGTGGCGGTTGCCATGTTCCTCAACGGATGCCTGCCGCCGGATGGAGTGCCGGAATGAGCGAGGGTTGGAGACCGTCCAAGGATTATCCCGCTGTGAGCAATCCGCCGACCGTCCGCATGGTGGAGGGCGGCTTTTATTGGGTGGAGACGGCGAAGGGATGGGTAGTGGCGCAATACGAGAACGACAAGTTTTGGGTGCCGGGCAGTAACTGGACCGCCACGCCGCTTGCGATATGTGGCCCCTTGACACCGCCCCCGAACAACACAACAAAACCCTAAAGCCCGCAGCGCGTCCGCGCCGGGCCGCTAATCCTTCAAAGCCTTGTTTGCCGCCATACGGAAAGCCTTCCTTAGCGCGGCGGGTCTTGTCACTCCCCAACGCTCCGCTAGGCGCTCCAAGCGCGCGGCGTCCTTCTCTGAAAGCGTAAGGTAAACCCGAGGCAGCAACGTCGGCATGTGAGCGGTGTAACACCGATGCCGACGACTGGAAACGGTGTAACACCCAAATGGCTCCACCCAAATCGCCCGGTCGCCCCAAAGGCGCGAAGTCGAAGCTCACTCTCGACGTCAAGGAACTGGCCCGCGACTACACCGAAGAGGCCATCCTTGCGCTCGCAACCGTGATGCGCGGCGATGACACGTCGGCCAAGGTTTCGGCGGCCAAGGAACTGCTGGACCGAGGCCACGGCAAGGCGAAGCAGGTTGTAGACGCCAACGTCGAAGGCCGCTTCACCGAGATCAGGCGCACGATTGGCCGTTCTTGAGATACCGACCTCGCCCGTCTTCGTCCCGCTTTTGCAGCCCGCGCGCTACAAGGGGGTTTGGGGCGGTCGCGGATCGGGGAAGTCACACTTCTTCGGCGGCCTCATGGTTGAGGAGCACCTGGCGTCACGCGGCCAGCTTTCGGTGTGTGTCCGTGAGGTTCAGAAGTCTCTGGCGCAAAGCTCGAAGCGCCTGATCGAACAGAAGCTCACCGACTACGGCTTAGGCGAGGCGGACGGCTTCCGGGTTCTCAACGACCGGATCGAAACGCCCGGCGGCGGACTGATCGTCTTCCAGGGGATGCAGGACCACACCGCTGAGAGCATCAAGTCGCTGGAGGGATTCAATCGGGCCTGGGTTGAGGAGGCCCAAAGCCTGAGCGCGCGAAGCCTGACGCTTCTTCGCCCGACGATCCGCGCCAAGGGCTCGGAGCTTTGGTTCTCGTGGAACCCGACACGCAAGACCGACGCGGTTGACGCTTTGCTGAGAGGCCCGACGCCGCCGACCGGCGCCACTGTGATCCGCGCCAACTGGTCCGACAACGAATGGTTTCCGGATGAGCTGGAGCAAGAGCGGTTGGACGACAAGCGCGACCGACCGGACCAATACGACCACATTTGGGAAGGTGATTACGCCAAGGTGACCGAGGGCGCTTACTATGCGGCAAGCCTGACCGAAGCGCGGAAGGAAAACCGCATTGGCTTCGTGGCCCGCGATCCGAACATGGCGATCCGAACCTTCTGGGACCTCGGCCGGCGCGACCACACGGCGATCTGGGTGGCTCAATGGGTGGGTCAGAAGATCACCCTGCTGGACTACATCGAGGGCTCGGGCCAGCCGCCTAGCTACTACTTCGAGGAGCTACGCCAGCGCGGCTATCGCGGCTGCATGGTTTACCTCCCGCACGACGGTTCAAGGGTCGGCCCTGAGAACCACAACGGCAAGAGCTACGAGGACCAGGCGCGGGAAGCCGGCTTCGACGTTGAGGTGATCCGCAACCAGGGGCCATCGGCGGCCATGCTTCGGATCGACGCGGGTCGGCGGTTGTTTCCGAGAATGTGGTTCAATGAGGCGACGACGGCGGACGGGCTGGAAGTGTTGGGCGCGTACCACGAGCGCCGCGACGACAAGCGCGAGATTGGCCTCGGTCCTGAGCACGATTGGGCCTCACACGGCGCGGACGCCTTTGGGCTTCTGGCGGTTGCGTATGAAGAGCCCCGCGTGAAGCGGGAAGCGGCACGCAAGCCCGTTCACGCGGGCGGCAACGCATGGATGGGGAGGTAATATGGCTTACGACGCCGAAAAGCCTGCCCGCAAAGCCAAGGTTCCGCCTGGCTACAAGGACGAAGGCGAGTTCTGCCAGGAGGTCCGCGAGCTATTCCAGAACGGCGTCGATTACGACCGCGAGAACCGCGACCAGGCCGACGAAGACCTGAAGTTTTTGGCCGGCGACCAGTGGGATGACGATGCGGTCAAGGCCCGCGCCGGCAAGCCTCGTCTAACGATCAACGACCTACCGCAGAAGATTGCCCAGGTGGTGGGCGACATGCGGATCAACCGCCCGTCCATTCGGGTGCGCCCGGCCGAAGACGCCGACAAGGACCTGGCCGAGGTCCGTGAAGGGCTGATCCGCGCCATCGAGCGGGATAACGACGCGCAGGGTGTCTACATCGCGGCGGGTGAGAACCAAGTCGGGTGCGGGATCGGCAACTTCCGCGTGGGGCTGAAGTACGCCGACGACACCGGCTTCGAGCGCGACATCGAGATCAAGAACATCCCCGACGCCTTCGCGGTGGTGTGGGACCCGTTCTCGGTCGAGCGGACTGGGCGTGATGCGGAGTGGTGCTTCGTTGAAGAGGCGATGCCCCGCAAGGCGTTCGAGAAGCGGTGGAAGGACGAGCTGCCTTCGGAACTAGAGGTTCCCAAGGCCGACGCGAACGGCTGGTACAAGCGCGACGAGGTCCGCGTCGTTGAGTTCTGGCGGATGAAGTCGGAGCCGACGACCTACGCCCGCCTTGAGACCGGATCGACGGTTGAGGTTGACCTTACCGACCCGATGATGCCCGCCATGATCGTGCGGACGTCGAAGGGCCAGAAGCTGCGTCCGTTGCCCGCGCCGTTCGCGCTGGACGACGACGGCGAGCCGATGATCCGAAAGGGCGTTCGGAAGTACGCCTGCATGTACCTGATGACGGGTCACGCGATCCTGTCCGGCCCGCACGAGCTACCTATCCCCCGCCTGCCGATCTTCCGGGCGCGCGGTTGGGAGATCAACGTCCGCGCCAAGCGGGTGCGGTTCGGACTGGTGCGGTTCGCCCGCGATAGCTACCGGCTGCGGAACTACTGGCGCTCAAAGTCGGCGGAGATGCTGGCGCTTGCGGGCAACGGCAAGTGGATTCTGCACGAGAGCACCGAGGGCGATCAGGAAGCCTTCCGCACGGCGTATCAGAACGACGACACGTTGCTGGTCTACTCGGGTCAGGTTCCGCCGCAGTTCGTCGGCCCGCCGACGCTCAACAGCGCGGTGCTGCAAGAGAGCCAGATTCTAACCCAGGACATCAAAGACACGACCGGGCTGCACGACGCCTCGCTCGGCATGACGTCCAACGAGACCAGCGGAAAGGCCATTCTCGCCCGCCAGCGTGAAGGCGACGTGGCGAGCTATATCTACCACGACAACCTCCAGGCCGCGATTGCCGAGGCCGGGCGGGTCATCAACGCGCTGATCCCGATTGCCTACGACACCGCGCGCACGATCCGCGTGATCGGTGAAGACGAGGCGGTGAAGGTCAAGCGCATCAACGACCCGATGAACCCGGAAAGCATCGACATCAACCGTGGCCGCTATGACGTGGTGGTCGAGACGGGCGCCAGCTACAGCACCAAGCGCGTCGAGGCCGCCGAAAGCATGATGCAGTTCATGCAGGCGGTTCCGGGCGCGGCTCAAATGGCCGGCGACCTGATCGCGCGTAATATGGACTGGCCCGGCGCTGACCTGATCGCGGAACGGCTCAAGAAGGCGCTTCCGCCCGGCATGGCCGAGGAAAAGGACGAAGACCTATCGCCCGAGGAGATGCAACAGCGTCAGCAGGCGATGCAAGCCCAACAGGCCGAGCAACAGCAGCAGCAGGCGATGCAGATGCAAGCCGGGCAACTGGCGCTCGCGGAGAAAGAGGCCCAGGTCCAGAAGACCCAGGCCGAGGCGATCAAGGCGATGCGCGAGGCCGAGGCGGTCGGTCAGGAGTCCGGCCCCGCCGTTACGCCGCTCGATGAGGCGCTGAAGATGGCGCAGCTACGCAAGGCGCAGGCCGACGCCGTCAAGGCCGAGGTTGAGGCTCAACGCTCACAGGTGGCGCTGCAAGGCGACATCATGGATTTGGAACGCAAGCCGCTGGAAGTGATGCACTCCGAAGCGGACCTACAGAACAAGCTCAACCCGCCGACGCCTGAAGCGGACGGCTAAGGTTTCGCGCCGGGGGGTTCGTCCCGCCCTCGGATTACGCGCCTCGGGACTTCCGCGAAAGCGCCAATGTCAGAAGCCCCCAACACGCCGGAAGGCGTGACCGAAGACGTGTCCGTTGCCGATCAGGTGACCGACCAGACCCCCGCTCAGGGTGACGAGCAATTCGGGGACGATGCCCCCGCCGAAACCGCCGACGACGGCTCTGGCGAAAAGCCCAAGCCGAAGAAGACGGTTCAAGACCGCATCGACGAACTGACCCGCAAGCAACGGGACGCCGAACGTGAGGCGGAGTTCTGGAGGGCGAAAGCCACCCAGCCGCAAGAGCGCCAACGCGACCCCGAGCCCCAGGTCGATGAAGACCCGGAACCCAGCCCCTACGCTTACGAGCATGGGGAAAACGACGTGCGCTTTATTCGGGCGCAGGCCGCTTGGGAAGCCCGGCAGGAAGTCACGCGCCAGTTCAACGAGCGCGCCCAACGTGAAGCCGAACAGGCCGAGCGTCGGCGGTTCAACGAGCGGGCCGAGACCTTCGCCGGCCAGACGCCGGACTTCTACGACGTGGTGGGTCAGAACTACGAGCGCGCCGCCGCTGTGATGACGGAAGTCATGCAGCACGCCGCTCGTACAGCCGATGAAGCGCCGGCCCTGGCGTATCACCTGGCGAAACACCCGGCAGAGGCGCGCCGCATCGCGGCACTCAACCCCTACGCCCAAGCCGTTGAGATCGGAAAACTCGCAGCCCGGTTGTCGGCGCCCGCAGCGCCACGACCAGCCCCCAAAACCGCCACCGACGCCCCGGAACCTCCCCCGCAAGCGCGAGGGACCGGAGGCCGATTCAAGGTCGCGCCGGACACGGACGACTTCTCGGCTTTCGAGCAAACCTACGGCTGAGGCGGCTCTAGTCCCAAGAGGACGGAACCAAAATGCCTAACGCACTCCTCTCTCCGAAGGTGTACGCTAACACCTTCCTCAAGCTCATGAAGAACAACCTCGTGGCCGCCAAGGTGGTGACGAGCGAGTACCGCGACGTGGTGGTCAAGCCGATCAGCAAGGGCGGTCAGTCCAACGGCACCACCGTCTACGTCAAGCGTCCGCCGCAGTTCACGGTTCGTGACGGCGCGGTCGCCCAAGTGCAAGACGTGGTCGAGGGCGAAATCGCCCTGACCATCGACAAGCAGAAGGGCATCGACGTCGAGTTCACCTCGCTTGAGGAGACCTTGACCGTTGACAGCCTGCTGAAGTCGAAGGTCATGTCCTCGGCTGCGGCTCAGTTGGCGAACCAAGTGGACACGGACATTCACGCCGTGACCCGCCAGTTCTACTCCTGGGTCGGTACGCCGGGCCAGCTCATCAACAGCTTCTCGGACCTGTCCAAGGCCCCGCAGCGCCTCGATGAGCAGGGCGTGGAGATCGACGGCCGCGTCGGCTTCCTGCATCCCTCGGATGCTTGGGCCATGCTCGGCAATCTGTCCGGCCTCCAGACCGAGAAGATCGCCTCTGACGCGCTCACCCGCGCCAAGCTGCCGATCCTTGGCAACATCGACTGGTACGCCACTCAGAACGCTTCGACGGTCACGACCGGCACGCGCTCGGGCAACGCACTGGTGGACGGCGCCAACCAGAACGTCACCTACGCTTCGGTGAAGGACGGCGACTGGCAGCAGACGCTGAACATCGACAACGTCGGCAACGCTCAGACGGTGTCGGCCGGCGAGGTGTTCACCATTGACGGTGTGTTCGCCGTCAACCCGATGACCAAGGCCACGCAGGACTTCCTGCAGCAGTTCACGGTCATCACCGGCGGCACGTCCTCGGCCACGGGCACGGGCAACGACCAGAACCTGGCGCTGACCATCACCCCGCCGATCATCACCTCTGGCGCGTTCCAGACGGTGAGCGCGGTTCCGGCGGATAACGCCGCGATCCAGTGGATGGGTGATGACAACGAGGCCAACACCGACGCCACGACCTACAAGTTTGGCACGGTGTTCCGTCCCGAGGCCATCGCGCTGGTCTCCGCGAAGCTGATCATGCCTTACTCGGGCGAGGCGGATTACGCCACCGACCCCGACACCGGCCTGACGGTTCGCTACTGGCGCTCGTCTGACTCCACCAACGACACGCACCTGCACCGCTTTGACGTGGTCTATGGCGTGAAGAACGTGGATCGCCGCCGAGGCGTCCGCCTCTCCGGCACGGCCTAATCGGTCTCCTCCCTGGAACTGAGGCGGGGCTTCGGCTCCGCCTCTCTCTTTTCATAGAAAGGGTCAGACATGACCGCTGAAGTTGTTGGCCGCGCCCCTGCGGACGGCCTCAAGGTGGGTCAAGCCACCTCTCACCTGATCGGCTTTTACGGCACCACGGCGATTAGCCAGCGCGCCGGCGCCGCTCAGGGCACCGCGCTCGTCGGCACCGCCTCCTCGGCGGATGTCACCACCGACCTGAAGGCAGCCGTGATCGAAATTATGAACACGCTGACCAACCTGGGTCTCTGGAAAGGCGGCGCCTAAGTGCCGTCGGTTCTCCACGTCGGGTGCGGGCGTGACTCGCTTCCGGCGTGGCTTGGGAACCATGACGAGGTGCGGCTTGACGTCGATCCTGACGTTGAGCCGCATATCGTCGCCTCGATGCTCGACATGGGCGACATCGGCGGGTTCGACGTCGTCTATAGCTGTCACTCGCTGGAACACGTTTACCCGCATGAAGTGCCTGTGGCGCTGGGTGAGTTCTACCGGGTGCTTCGGCCTGGCGGGATTGCGGTCATCATCGTCCCCAACCTCGACGGCGTGAAGCCCGACGAGGAGGTTCTGTACGAGTCCCCGGCGGGTCCGGTGTGTGGGCTCGATATGTTTTATGGCATGGCCCGACTGATTAAGGACGCGCCCTACATGGCGCACCATTCGGGGTTCGTGCCTGACACGCTCGCCAAGGCCATGAAGGCGGCGGGATTTGAGGAGGTTTCGGCCAAGGGCCTGGCGTTCTGGACGCTACTGGGTGCGGGGCGGAAGCCTTGAAGCTGGTGATCTGCACCCCGACCATCAAGCGCCCGTTCGACGCCTATCTCGCGGCTTTGGAGGCGGAGATACCGCACCTTGACGCGGCGGGGTTTGAGCACTTCGCGGTCAATGAGGTGGGCTCGGCCTATATCTCACACGCGCGGTCCTCGATGCTCCGCAAGGCCATGGATGTGCAGCCCGACGTCATCGTGTTCATTGATCACGATATGTCCTGGGAGCCCGGCGAACTGGTCAAGCTGGTGCAGACGCCGGGTGACGTTGTCTGCGGGACGTATCGGTTCAAGACTGAGAAGGTCGAGTACATGGGAACTTGGCGCACGGACGCCGAGGGCTACCCGGAACAACGCGAAGACGGCTGCATCCGGGGCGAATGGGTTCCGGCCCT